AAGAAATCATTCCTTCAGCCAATACGCTTGAAAGGGCTGTTGTACGCGCAGCGGCATCAGCAAAAACCATAACGGTTTGTTCTTGCAAGTAGTTATTTACCTGCGCGGCTGTGAGAATGTCACCCGTTGCGTATAGTTTGTATCCTGCACCTGCCATTTTATCTCCTAATAAGCCAATACTGAGGTACCGATTATACCCTGTACGGCGCTGTTTAGTGTGAACCCATCTACGATAGGCTCAAGGGTTGTAACTGTACATTGCATTTGATTTGGGTTTATATCCCAAGCAAAACCTTGGCATTGAAGGGTTTTGACTATTGTCGAACCGTCAGGCTGAATATTGGTGATTTTTAAGGGAGTGAAGTAATCTAAATCTAATATAGTGGCAGTCGGAACAGATACATCTAACAAGTCAAGCGTCATTGAGTCTATTCGGATCGTTGTCTCAGCGCGGGTCGCGGTGTAGATCCTTGCAATATTAAGCGCATCGGCATCGGTCTGACATACTAAATTTGTCTCGTTGCTCTGATGAGGAAAATATTTAGCAATAGAGGCCGTGTTTTCTGCTAATTGAGCCACACCGCCCACACGGGTCATTGAAGATGAATTTATGATTAATTTATCATCAAAAGCGTAAGTGAGATTTTTATACGGTATGCCGCCCGATTGATTAAACTCAATGGGTGTTGCGCTCGCGCTAGCAATAGTGTTAGTGCGATTTTTAAACACGGCAGTTCCAGAACCGTTTATGAAAAACGCTCCTTGTTCTGAAAATGCCGTATTTAATAAAGCATCTAAAGACGGTCTGTTTGTTGCAGGATCCGCAATACACAAAGTGTTGCCTGTATCAATTGAACGCATATTTGCAGGCCACTGAACTTGATTCAAAATTGCTGTTGTTCTTGCACCTGTGTCTTGGCCAGCGGGCGCAGACGCCACGTTGATAATTCCAGCCTGCTGCATAAGCCTAAAAGCATCTACGCATTGAATGTCCACGTAGCCCGTTTCTTGGCCTTGCGGATAAGTGTAAATGTAGTCTGTTGTATAACCTGAAAAAAGAAAGTAAGAATTACCGTTAAAAGTAGCAGCGACCCTTATCTTGCGCAGTGGAGTTAAGAAACCAAAAAAAGGACTATTTACGTTTTGAGGGTTGAAATTTGAGTCAGGATCAATCACGCGAATTGTTGCAATTCCCGCCTCGTACTGATCTCTCATAATGTTTCTGCCACGACGAATAGTAATTTGACGAACGTCTGGAGTTAAATCAACTACCTTATTTACGGTTTCAGATCCTAAAGTTCCAGTTCCAAGAAGGCCATATTTTTCATCGCCAAGGGTAAGCGGATATCCGAAGGTCGCGCCCGACGAAAAATCAAAAGAAACTGTTATTTGTGCAGGAAGTGCCATTATCCGAATGAGCCCAAGGTTCTTTCAAGGGCAATAATCTTGCCTGAAAGATAGTTATTGGTTTGTACCTTTGTGACTGCTCCAGCCATTTCTTGACCATCAAGCGTAACCTGAACATTCACTACTGGAGTAGCGCCGCTCATAGCCTGTTGTCCCATTGCTGTATAACGAAGAGTTGAATTAATTGTTGCCTGAGACTCACCGCGGGCTAAGCCTTCATCAACAATCTGTTGAAATAGGTTGGCCGCAGGTGATCCAGTGCCAGTTACGCCGCCTATTGCGCCGCCGACAACGCCGCCGCTTGTCGTCCCTTGAGGTGTAAGTTTGTTCAATTCAGCAATACGCTTAGCAATTGCTTCAGCATCTGTAAGAGTTTGAATCCAAGGTGCAAAAGGATTCTTGGCATCTGGAATGCCTGAATAGAATGCAACTAATTCTTTAGTCAATCCTTGAGCCTTAGCAACTTCTCCAGCGAGTTTAGAAGCCTCGCTTACGTTGCCAGTAAGAATAGCGAACTGAAGTTTCAGGCGGGTTTCTTCTTCTTTAGATATGTTCCCCTTGAGTGCGGCAAGGATGTTAGCCTGTTCAACGTCAAAGAGAGTGCCAGCCTTCTTTAACTTGAGCGCATCAGCCGCCGCCTTAGCGGATGCCTTCTGCATCTTTAAAAGATCCGCGGCGCGTTTGGTGGCTAACCTTTCAGCCTTTGCGGCTTGTCCAGCCTTTACGGAGTCTTGGCCGCCTTCAAACATTCTACGTGCGCGTGGTCTTGGCTTTTCTTTCTCTAATAAACCTTTAGGAGCGTTCTTATCAATCCATTCAAAAATTCCATAGATACCTTTGAGAAGATCCATGACTGGAGCAAAGGGAGCAACTAAAGACTTGCCAAGTTCAGCAAGTTTGATTCCTGCTTCGGCTGTGTTTTCTGCAAGATCTGTCATGCTATCTGCTAGATCTGCAACTGTAGTATCTCCAGATAAAACCATTAAGGCATCAATCATGCCCTTGCCTAGAATTTCTTGAGCGTTGCCAGCGGCTTCACCCAATACACCCATTTTGCCCGCGTAGGTTTCTAGATACTTAGCATTTGATCCCGCAAATTGTTTATTAAGTAATGCAGATAGTTCAGCAAAAGTCTTTGTTTTGAGTTCAGTTTGAGTTAGGCCTAGATTGTATTTTTTTAAACCTTTAGTAATGCCAATATAAGCATTTGAAAGATCCTGAGTTACTGTCTCAAGTTCAATGCCACTGCCGCGTGAAATGTCTAAGGCTTCATTAAATAATTCTTGGCTCTTAGTTACGGAGCCTGTAGTTGTCAGTAGTGACTGATAGGCGGCCGCTAAAGGTTCTCCAGCAATACCAGCCTTGGCCGAAATCTGATCTAAGTTCTTTTGTATGTCAGCCGTAGATAAAGACAGGCCTAGATTTTTAACAGAGTTGGCTAATCTAGTGCTGGCCTTTTCTGCCTCGGTAAATGCATTGACACTGGAGCGCCCAAATTGAACTATTGCACGTGCGCCAAATGCTAAACCAAATGCACCCGCAAGTTTCTTAACTGATCCAGTTAATTTGCTAGTTGCGTTCTCTGCATCTTTAAACGCCTTCTTGCCAGTGAATTGCGTAACAATGTCAATAATTACATTACTCATGCGGCTTCCCTCTTAAAGTCTAGAATGGTTGCCGCTTTGTTATATCTGGCAGTAGTGCGCTCAATTGCTTTGAAGACGGCGGCGTTAGCGCGGCCTTGGTTCTCATTCCAAGCGCGATAAATTAAACGGCCTCTGCGTGGGCCTTCGCCCTTCATTTGACCTGAGTTACTAATTGCATTGATAAAGTGTTGCCCTGCGTCAGGGTTTTGTGAATGGCTATACTTATGACCTGAAGGGCCTTTTGGGCCAACCCAAGGTTGCGCTTGACCATTGTTAGCGCGGCCAGCAAGTTCATAAATAGCACCCGCGCGTGATGTGTTCTTAATAGAAAAGATACTTACGAAACCTGCACGGTTCGCTCTAGAGATTTTATCACTGAACTTTATTCCAGCCTTGACCTCTGTTGGATTAAAGAAAGGAAAAACACCACGGCGAAAGGCTGACGTTGCCTTGGTAATTTTGCGGCCTCTAGTTGCTCTAATCCAGCCCGTGCGAAGTCCGTAGATCTCAGAAGGTACGTAGCCTTTAGCCTGACTTACAACAGGACTTACAACGGCGTAGATTTCGCGTCTCATTTCCTTTTCTAGATTAGGTGCATAAGCCCTAAGCGCCTTGCGAAGTTCAATGGCGCCCTTTACTTCTGTTGGCACTATTCATCTCCTTCGCTTCGTCTCTTAATGCATCTAGCAACGCTTGAAGCATTGTCTGATCTAGTTCGATTAATCCTTGCGGCGCAATCCCCAACCTAACACTCAAGCGAGCGATAAGGTAGGTGAAAGGAAGATCGCGCCTTATTGCAAAGGGTCGGAGTCCAATACCTCAACACTTTTCAATGTTGCGATAAAGGTTTCCAACCTTGCATCAACGGGCTCACCACTCCGCTTAACTATCTCATGAGACAACCAATAAACCATACTTTGCATTTCTTGTTCCCTGAAGGCTTTATGAAATCCAATTTTGTAGTGCTGCTCAAAAAGGTATTCCATTAATGGAGTAATTTCTCCACTAAGTTCTTTACCATCTGTGAACGTGATCTTTAGTTGTGCCATGTTTTGCCCCTTAGTTAGTTAGTTTAGAAAGTGCCTGTTGAAGTAACTGTGATTGCTCCAGATACCTGAAACGTCAAACTCTGCATTCCTAGATCACTGACAGCGCCCGCAATTGGTGTAATTGTATCTACTAGAATTAAACCTGAATAGAAAGGGTTGCTTGCTGAACCTGATGCAGACTTATCAAGCGCGCACTTAAAATAAGCGTTTGACTTGAATAGTGTGTTCATTGATTGCAGAACGGCTGTTGCTGCATCATCGTTGATCAGATCTACGGTGATTGTATTGTTTTCTAGTCCCGCAACGTATCTGTGACCTGTGTCACCCATTGCAGTGACTTCGATACTATCTACTGAGCGTGATAATGTGAAATTTGTCACATATGCACTCAAGTCAATTGAGGCTGGATCTGTAGCGCCAACCTTGAAACCAACTTTATTTGTTAAGCCTTGCGCCATGATTATTCCTCATCCTTCTTGGTTGCTGTTTTTACTGATGGTGTTTCTTTGATCTGACCAATCTTAATCAAGAAGGCCAAATCTTCCGCGGTGTGGTCAGTCATTTTAACTCCAACTCGTTAGACATTGTAATTGCATAGAACATTGTAAAAGATCGCCTGTAGTGGCGTTGAGGACGCTTGGTGCGCCAACATTGCCAATATTATAGACGAGTGAAGAAGCGGCTAGTTTGTTAAAGACTGCAACTACCATTTCTTCAATTCCATTTAGGTTGCCTTCGTTGTCCATGAGTGGAACGAAGATATTTATTTCAAAGGATGCTAAAGGTGAGATTGTACTTTGTGAATTATTGTTAGGGGAAAGATACGGGTCTGAAGGACTGATCACCACAGAATTTGCGATCGGTGTCGCTGGAGGAAAACTAAAGACGCTCCATTTTGTATTATCAACTAATGCGGCTGCAATAGTTGCGCGAAGTGTAGTTATGGCCGCTGGCATTTGTCAGCCTACTTGCGCATTCGGTGAAAGATAAGGAGCAATAAGTCCTCTGATGCGTCCCAAAAGTGTCGCTGACATTGTGAATGGAGAAGGAGTGAAGCCATCAATTGACATTCCTTGACCTGACGGCGCCTGTCTTGCTTGCCAGATTGCTTCACAGATTTGCAATGATGCTTGAAGTACGGCAGGAATTGTAGTGTAATCAACGTAGGTATCTGCGGCGGCAGATCCGTAAGGATAAACAGGATGGAATGGAGTTTCCGCATTATTGTTACCAGTTATTGCGTAGGTAACTTCACGGCCGTGAACTGAAGTTAAAGTCTTATTGCCATTATGTTTCGAACCGCAACCCGTGATCACTAGAGACTGCCCAACATAAAAAACATCTTCTACAGGAATGTCAAAGTAAGAAGTTCCAGTGTTGGCAGTATTGCTATGTCCAATTATAGGAGTCGTATTAGCCCATAGAAAAGGAATCAACACGTTATCAGCGGCATCGCATACAGATTGAAGCGTGGCGTCTGGATACAAAGTACCGACACCAAGCGCGCTGCGAAGAGTTGCAACTGAAGTAAGCGCCATTTGATTTCCTTTCTAAAGACTGGAGGGGTGTAAGGGCAACACCCCTCCAGTGACTTAGTTTGTTACGTTATTAGGCTGCGTTGTTGAACTTGAACGCGCCACCCGCTGATGCAACCTTAGTCGCAATTGCGCCGTAACCGTAGTATCCAACTTCAACCTGACCTGTACCGACTTTATCAGCACGAAGTTGTAGGCGTGGTGATTCGTACCATGTGAATGACTCACGGTTTAGAACTACCATTGAACCATCAGCAACACCTGTAAGTGAGTAATCAACATACAAATCAAGTCCTAGGAGTGATCCGCGTAGTGACTGTGACACATTACCTGCTGCGTTCTGTGGTTGTGCTGCAATAAATAGAGGACGGTTTGAAGAATCAACCATTCCCATAATGTTTGACCATTGTGTAGGTGAAACAATTACACCTGTTGCAAAACGAAGTGTATTTGTGTAGATAGAGTCAGAAGCGCGAGCAATAAAGCCCGCCATTTCTGCGCCATCCCAAGGAAGTGTAATTGCTGTTCCGTCTGCTGTTGCTCCAGCCTGAACTGCTGTACGCACTGCAACGTTTGTAGCCTTAGCATAAGCATCGGCCATGAGTGATTGCAATTCTGCGAAGAACGCAGGTGAAGTTCTGTCGAGAACCTCAACATCGAATAATTGCATCCCCGCATATTTAGCAACTGTGACATCCAAATATTCAATTTCAACTTGAGTATCTGAGAACGCGCCTTTTTCTGCTGCTGCTGCAACAGTTGGGACGGCCTTAACGCGCGGGATCTGGAATTTAAATCCTGCATCAGGCAAAGTTCCTGTACTGATCGCATCAATTGACGGACGACCCGCTGTAGATTTGTTATTAATGATTTCAGTTAGTTGGCGTGTTGGAACGAGTCCTGCAACTTCTGTTGTAGTTGTGTCTGATGCTGCTGCAATCCACTGACGTGCTGAGTCGTCGCCTAGTGAAGCGCGAATTCCATTCTCAAGGAATGATTCGTTTGTTACATTGATACGTGGCTTTGTGTATGCCATCGCTGTTACTGTTGGGCGAGCGGCTTCAACAGCCGTTGCCTCAACTTCTGGTGCTGCTACGGTGTCTGGAGTATTTTCCACGACCGCCTCGCTTTCTGTTGGTGTGTTAGGTTCAACGGGGACTTCTACTTCCTCCGCTGCTATCTCTAAAACTTTAGCCGATTTAAATGCGGCTTCGGTGACTAGAGAAACTTCTTTTATTCGGGCGCTTGAAATAACAATATGGCCATCGCGTGAAGGCTTTGAGGCTAGAACTTCAGCCCCGATTGAAAGACCTGAAACCAAGTTTTCGCTAGCCATGATAAGTGCGTCTGTTCCAGCCTGTGAACGGCTTAGTTTAAAGGTTGCAAAAATTCCAACGCCTTCTTTGTACTCAGCCGAAATCATTCGTCCCACGGGACGCTTCATGTCATGTTGCGCAAGTAATTTTATCTTTGTTGGCTCTGTAATATCAATAGATCCAGCGGCAAAGGTTGCACCGCCCATATTTGTATAGCCAATCTCACCTGTTCCCATTGGAACAATGAGGCCAGAGATCTCACGGCGATCTTCATTGCATTCAATCTGTGATGCTTCAATAAATAGAGTTTCCATTATTCACCATTTCCGTTAGGAGATAAATCTTCCATTTCCATTGCCTGTTCAGTTGTAATTAGCCCAAGCGTAAGCATCTTTTCAATTACGAGTAGGCGCTCCATTGGTTCAGTGCGTAAGAACGTATCGTCCAACGCAAATTTTACGTAATGTCCAGAAGTGGACACGTCATCCATTGAGAGTCTTGACTCTATCGCGGAAACGTAAGGTTGCAGTGTTAGTGCGACCATCTGTTTTCTTTCGTCTTGAACGTTGGCATAAGTCATTGTTGTATTTTGTGAAGCACTTACGTAATACGGATCAACGGAACAAAGACGTGCGCATTCAGTAGCAAGATTTTGAATTGCTTCGTTGTACATCATATCTTTAGGAGAAAAACCAACTGTGTTATACGAGAGAGTGCTAGTGAGATACGCCGTTGAACGGTTTTGACGGCTGGCCTTCCAAGCGGCAAGTAATCCTTGAACTTCTGATGGAGGAAGATCCGCACCTGAGTTCGAAAGATAACCGCTGGCCATCGGAGTTTCAGAAGCAATCGCGGCGGCCTTCTGTACATTTATTGCGCTTTGAATAGTACGCGCACCAATTGATAAGATGCCTTCGTCTTTTTGGAAAGTAATTAAAGATCCGATACCTGACATTGGTACAGGACTTCCATCTACATAGTATTGAGTAATAACTTGAGAGAATGGATCTGTTGTAAAGGTTACGCGAGTATTGCCAACCCATTGCGCGCGCGCCATGCGCTGATCTTCCTGATAAGTTTCGGTAATCTGCCAGTATGCAACCCCGTAAAAAAGTAGGCTGTCCAGCGTGAAATAAATAGTTTCAAAACGTGGCTGTGAAATGGATGGCTGCTCAACCCAACGCGGTGCTGCAATATGTTCGCCTGTTGATTTTTTATAGTATTCCAGCGGAACGCTTGCGATTGTTCCGCTAATCAAATCGCGACAACGTTTGATACTTGGCACGGATAAGGCCATAGATCTAGAGACTACGCTAGGGTAGTAATAGTTTTGACCGTAGAAAGTGTCGCCCATAACTCTAGGCGCTTCTTGTGCTTGAATATCTTTAGACTTACGATCAAATATACCCATAGGCCGCAATTATACACTACATGTAGGTCATTCTGCGTAGATAGCCGCAACCTGTTGTGGTTTCATCAAAGTTGAGATCGTCATTGCAATTGCAATCGGTGCGGCCACGGATCCCGCGGATTGCCTTTTTACGATTCTCCAACTTGAGTCATTAGTTTTGGCTGCAACGTTAGCAAATTGAGAAATGAGAATGTCTTGACCATTGTGAACCCAACGGCGATTTACCGTTGCGTCAAGTAGATCCGAACACGCCTGATAGAACTGAGCGCCAGATATATCAACACAAATCTGACCAGCGTTGATTAATCGGTCTGCTATTGATTGAGTTGCGTATTTGTCATAGCAGATCTGCCGTGGCCGATATATGTCAGCCCAAGCCTTAATTGCTGCCGCAACCTGTAATTCATCAATTGATACCTGAGATTCCCAAGTTTCTAAAATTCCTATACCAATTCGACCATCTGGCAGTATTTGGCCAGCAACTAAGGAGCAATCTCTAGAACTTGGCGATTTGTCGAATCCAAATACCGTATATGCACCCGCTGACATAGTAAGCGTTGAATCTGAACAATCCTCAATGGAATTTGGCGGGAAGGGTGATTGCAATGATGAAATCCACTGGCACAATAATTCCGTGCGCGTATTTTCAATCGGTGAGGTTGCAACCGCTTCTTCTAAGGCTTCCTCGCTAACTGTGTAGCCAAGTGCGGGATTAGCCATTGCCCAAGCATTACGATCAGTAACCTTGCAATGTGCTGGAGCGGAATATTCATAGAATCCAAAAGACTTAGGTGGGTTCTCAAGCGCCCTGCTTCTCATATCGTTTAAAACTGTACTAAACGCATCACCCGCATTCGACGTCAGTAGAGTCATGGCGTTAGGCCGTGCGCGCGTAGTTGGAATAGCAGCGCGGTAACCTTCTTCTGTGATTTCGCGTAATTCATCAATGTATAAGAAATCGCACGATCTGCCGCGGCTGCCGTCTCTAGTCGCTGCTACAACATCTAAGCGAGTTCCGTCAAGCATCTCAATAGATTCGGTTCCATTGGCATATCTGATCTGTTTTACCATTCCCTTGAGGTGGTCATTGCTTTCTAGCATATAAGCAACTTGCCTAAAGGTGTCCAAGGCCATAGAACGGTTTGAGGACATAATAAGAATGTTCTTACTAGGCCATTTGACTAAATGAGCCAAAATGAGCATACGAGCCAAAAACGTCTTCCCTGATTGTCTTGCGATAAGCAAAAGTAGGGTCTTGCGCTGGAAATTTCCTTTTGCATCAATTCTCAACATATCCGTAAGAATAAATTTCTGCCAAGGTAATAAAGGGATCTGAACTATCTCACATAAATCAATTACATCTTGAACTAGAGTTTTGCCCTTTAAATATGGACTGTGAAGCCTTGGTTCTGTCGCCCCTCGTAACGTTTGTTTCTTTTTGGTTGCCATCAGGTCTGATCAGGTTTTCTTAATGTCCGAAATGGGCTGGTTTGGTCAATATGTCCGATTGTCGGGGAGGGATTGCTTCGAAAGACAGGGGGGGTAGGATTCTGCCCTAAAAAAAGGCCTTGTGAGCGATCGCCCTTGGATGTGTTGCACGATTTGCAGCAGGCCGTTAAATTTTCCCACGCTAAAGGGTCGCCGCCCTTGCTGATCGGGACGATGTGATCCACTTGATCGGCTGTTTGTCCGCAGTAAGTACACACATAACCTGCCATTGCCAACACCTTGAGCCTACGCTCCTTATACTTACCGCTGATGCGAGGATCACCCTTCTTAGCCATTACTGCCATCCTCTATCCTTTAAATGTTTTAATGCATTGCAGTAGTTAGGTATCTCATGGTCTAAGCCATATCTACTAGATACATAGTACCAATACGTGTAGAACTGATAATCATATGGCTTACCTTTAACAGACTCACTCTTTATCTGATAGTAGCCATGAGTTTGTTTGGTACCTGATCTATTGCCAATTGCATTGATATTCCATGATGATTCTCTATGTACTATCTCATTGTGACACTTGTATTGCTTATCTGTTAATTGATAGTTAGCCAATTGTTTGAGGCTTTTATTTGGCACTATTGAAGCCTCTACTCTAGGCATACCTGATATAGATAGAAGTATCCCAATAGCGACGGCTAACTCTCGCGCTACGCCTTTCAGGCGCGAGTTGAAGCCTTTAGGGCTTCTAGCCGATAGAGTACCAGAGCCACCTAACACATTAACATAAGTCCTGCTCAGAGCGGCGTGTCTCATTTGTTATCCGTACTATAGAACCCTGAACCTTTGAAACTAATTCCTACTGATGAATATATTTTACGCATAGTGCTATGACAGAAAGGGCATTCAAGGTCATGTGGATCTGTGACACTTAGCCATTTCTCAACACGAGCATTCGCTTCACATAACTCTGAATCGCACTCAAATTCATAAATCGGCATCAGTTATCCTCACATTGATTACATTGTTCTTTAGTAGTCCATTGCCCACACTTACATCTATGAATGTCTGCGTCTGTTAATACATGACCGAAATCGTCATAACCTGCCTTCAGCATAAGATTGACCAGATCAGATAACCTCATAAACGCTAGGTAGTTCCCCACGTCCATACCTTGTCCATTCAGTCGGCTCACTACAACAGGAATATCCCCGTTCTGTTCAGTGCGCTTTCTGACCTGATCAATCCATGCTTTAGGTTGGAATGATGCACGGGCTTTGACTTCAATATCAAAGTACGGAACCCCTGTAACATCACTGCCAACCCTACCTGCCCCCGTTGGTAAAGCGTGTGGCCACCATTGAGAGAAAAACTGGGCTACCAATTTTTCAGTGGCATAGCCTCTATGTTTACGGCTTTGACTCATTGACCGCATGACATTTCTTGCATGACCACGTGAGAGAAGTACCCTGAATCCAGAATGCTAGTTCTTCACGTGGTACAGGTTCATTACATAGATGGCAGATAATGCGAACCTGCAATGATTGCAATAATTCCTGATGCTTAGCCTTGGCGGCTAGTTCGCTATCAGTTGGAAAGTTCTCCCATTCACCATCTTGATTCATAAACTGTAGCCCGCTCATGCCTTGGCCTCCTGTGGTACCCATGCCCCTTGGCTGTTAATGTTGTACCAGATGACATCACGGCACACGTAGCAATCAAACTTACCCCATGGTTTGTTGTTCTTGGCGCTAACGCCTGTCTTCCATTGCATAGGCTTATGATCATGGCAGTTGCGACATAGAGGAATGTCTTTATCTATTTTGACTGCCCCTAATACATCTTGAACTAGGGCTACTGCATCAGCCGCGGAAGGAGTAGGGTGAACCTCTTTAGTAGTCCAAGGATCATCTTCCTTCTCAATCGTAATCTTGTCTGCTAACTTCTCAGCAAAGGTGTTAGGTGCAGGTTTATCTTGCTTAGCCTTTACCTTAGCGGCTTCTTCCCTAGAGATAGAATGCTTCTCAGTTCCAATATCTGCATTCTTACAGGCAACTCCTATTGAGGACGTTTCACAGTTCTCAAGTGCAAAGTCTCTGTTTACACCACGCTCAGAAATAACCTCTTTTGCGTATCCTGTTGAGAAGGGACGAGTATCCTCATCATCTCTATACAGTTCAGCCCTAAAGACAACATAAGTGGTGTTATCGTTTACTAACTGAGTAAGAATTCTACCCATCGGGTGCATTTGTCTGAAAGTTTTAATTCTCTGAGCGACCGTAGTATATTCTTCAAGATTAAACATCGCTTGGCTTCTCCTCTAATAACATTTGGATATGTTCTAACGCGTCAATCTTGCCACTGTAATAAGCAATATCATAAGGCTTACGCGCTGTTGTAATGCAATTCTGTAACACTCTTAGGTTGCGTAGATTTATCCGCTTCATTTCTGTTTTATTAGACATAATTCTCATTCTCCTCTGTGTGTAGCATTCCTGCTATTGACGCATACGCGACTAAATCTATATAGGTGTCAGTTTTGCCCGTTTCCATGCTTCGGGCTATTTTGACGAGTGCCATGCACATTGCAACTTGGTAATCTGTGATCGCTGTTTCAAGATAACTTGACCAGAGTGCGGCTGTACGTGCCATGTTGTCTTGAGGATGACCGTAATCTTGACCACGGTCTTGGATAATTCCCTTTGCTTCGTTGAGGTAATCTCTCGCATTCATAGCCTTACCTTATCGCTCTGCTCATAGAATTTGCGCAAGGCACGTCGGCCTTCTTTGTATCCGCTATCAACTCCCATTGAATAGAAGATAACTATTGAGGTGAGCCAACCAAGCATCAAGAACGCTATCTGAATGATGGTCATAACCACTCCAGACTTTGAAAGGTTGAAGTCATGCAGAACTGGCCAGTGGCCTCATCAGTCAGGATTTCATATTGCTCACCAAACTGATCTAGGATATTGCGAGCAGCCATCAGGCTTACATAGTTTTCATACCAGTAAATATAATCGTGAGTCCAACTGATCCGACCCATAAAGCGGCCGTCTTCTACATGGCTTGACCATGTGTCCATGTCCCACTTCATTGAGGTTTCATGCAGACGTTCAAAGTCTGTAGATTTGTCTAAGTAAATTTCGCCCATCTTTGACATTTTATCTCCTATGTATCCGCGCGCCCTTCGCGCTTCCACATACATAAAGATACGCTCAATCTAGGCGTAGTCAAGCATTTAGCGTGTGACGTTGCTCACATGAGGGAGCAGTTCGCCCTCGTCCATGGCATCATCTATGGTCTTTCGAATGTCTAAATTCAGGTCATCCATAACGCTTGCCTTCTACTACGAAGGACAGGTCTTTCTCCATAGGGACTAATACTGGAGTTACTTTATCTTTATCTACGTACAGGATAGCGAAGCCCATTTGCCAATTTTGAGTTCCTTTAGCATAAGCCATACCCTTTGAACGTATATCTGTAAGATGTCCAACCTCAACGCCTGTCAATTGTGAGGTTATTAAGCCTTCAGAGGCCGTTGTAACGGTAGAAATGCCCTGTCTGTGGGTGTGACCTTGGATAACCGATTTACCCCTGCGTATGGCGTTGCTAACGCCCGTCAGACCCCCTTGAGGCTTGAGCGCGCCCTCGTCTCCATGGATCATTACCCAATTCTTTGTTATGTTATAGACAGAAGGGTGAAAGGTAATGCCTAATTCAGGCAGTCTAAGAAAATTCTTATAGTCTAATTCTGGCAATTTGAGCAGGGCTGGCAATCTTCCTGCAATTGATTGGTATAAACGTTGTTGGTGATTAGACCTAACCAACTGAGTAACTTGAAGATCATAAAGTATTTGGACGCATAGGTCTCTATCTGCTCCAAGGTCATCTAGGAATTCCTGAGGCTTGCCAATGTTGAACTTGCCAAGCATAGGCATATCAAGTTCGTCCCCCACGCACAAAACCTCATCAGGTTTCCATTTACGAATGAAGGCTGCGACATTAGCAACCGCTTTGGGTGAGTGGTACGGCACTTGCAAATCGCTGACAACCACGTAACGTTTCAAGTTTAGTCCTCATCATCATCGTCATAAGGTATTTGACTAGGGAGTAATGGCAGCCAATTTGGAGTGGGCAAGATAGTGGCAGGATACGTAGCAGGTTCTAAAAGTATTGCTAAGGATAACTCCACGCTGAAGCCCGCCTTGCGCAATGATTTGTAGAACTCATTTAAGCCAATACAATATTGATCTAGGATTGAGTAAGCCTCTAAGTCAATAGCCTTCTTGCGCGCCATAAGTTTATTGTGACTTACCTAATAGTTCAATGATGGTATCAACACGCGCTTCTAGTCTATTTACCTGATCCTTTATGGATGAACCGCTATTCGGTTTCAGTTCCGCTAAATAGTGTTTTATCATAAAGTTGAGCATTGCAGTGACACCACCCAAAACCGTCACGATTGCCACTGCAAGTGCAGCATAATCCTGTGTTGTCATTTTTTAGGCGTGGCATAACCGAAGACGCCTGCTAGGACTGCCCATAGAATTGAGCGGTAATCTGCCGCGAAGTTAGAGGCCGCCCACGCTGAAAGGAAGGCTCCAGCGGTCAGGACTAATGGGTTCTTCATATTCATAGATTTGCTCCTAGTAGTGGGATTTTAAACGGCGAACTATCTTTATCACCCTTGCTAGTGAAAGAACAGTGAAGATGGTGGCGGTGCTTATTGACGCCCGTATATTCGCGCCAAGCCCACCCCTTTTTGCTTGAGGCAATCCGTCCGTCAAAGATAATGTATGCAATACGTTTGTCGCCCGCCTTGGCGGCTGCTCGTATTTGGTCTGCAAGATAAGGCATTTCGTCGGGTTTTGGTACTCCATGTAGATCCCTGTCAATGTCAATTCCTCTGACGACAAAACCTGCATTCGCATCAGGAATATGATCTGACTTACCAGCCGAAAGGTGACGCGCATCGGCAATCCAACCGTCGGAACGTTTGTCTCTGTCAGGGTAATTAGCATTGATAGCCGCTCTTAGCGTTTCTCCAGCCGCGCATAATCTAGGTTTCATTTAGCCCTGATGGTTCGCTACGACTTCAGCCGCTTTAGTCTCATCTTTTGCATCTATGTCTAGCCAGAGATCACCGTTGCCGTCAAGCATTGGCGCAGCAAAGCCAGTTTCGGTTGCTCTGTTATTAGATAAAATCTTAATGCCTGCTGTAATTAACTCGTTGGTAAGTTTAGTACCGTCTAGGTTTTCAGGTTTTGTAAACTTAATCATAATTATGCTCCCAAGTAAGTGATAGAAACGCGGACATTCTGAGCATTTACCGCACCAGCGGCAAGGTGATACAAGCCAACTTCGAGGTAATCTGAAGCGCTCAATGAAATAACTGACGAATAACCAGTTACCCAGTCGGCTGCATATCTTTGATCCGCAAACACGCCTCCGCTATAACCGTTTGAAGCATAAGCAGAACCATTAACTAGAAAGACGAGTTGCTGGAGACTTCCGAAGTTTGCAGCGCCATTAACGAAAGCATTTACTAAATACTTTCCGCCCTTAGTTGCTGGAATTGTAAAACGAGAAGTATTGCTTGAAGTGCTATGGAAGCCGTCTGAGTCATATTCCTCAGAAGGTAGAGTTAAAGCGGTGATCGTTCCAGTTGGTATTGACTGCGTGCTACCAGAGCGAAACGCGGCGCAGCCCACGAATGTTGATCCTGCTGCTGGAGTTGCCCAAGCAACGCCTGTAGCCGCTGTTGAATCGGCTGTTAATACTTGGCCGTTAGTTCCAACTGCCACGCGGGCATTAGTTGTTGAATATCCGTATAGATCGCCTTTAGTAGTTAGCGGAGATGATGCACCGCCACCAATAGAAACCCACGCACTGCCGCTATAATATTGAAGCGCATCAGTATCTTTTAAGTAAGAAATCATTCCTTCAGCCAATACGCTTGAAAGGGCTGTTGTACGCGCAGCGGCATCAGCAAAAACCATAACGGTTTGTTCTTGCAAGTAGTTATTTACCTGCGCGGCTGTGAGAATGTCACCCGT